AGAAGGCGGCAAGGAAGCTGCGTTCCTGCAACGCGCGCCGGGGCTTAACTTGTTGGCGTCTTTTGGGACTGGCCCCATACGCGGGCTGTGGACCCTTGGGAATTACGGCTACGCCGTCTCCGGCACTACGTTCTATCAGATCGACGACGAATGGAACGCGGTTGCCAAGGGCACCGTTGCGGGCACCAGCCAAGTGTCAATGGTAGACAACGGCACCCAGATCTTCATCGCGGCGGGCGCTACCGGCTACATCTACAACGCCGGTACAGACGTGTTCGCGCAAATTACGGACGTTGATTTTGCAGGCGCGGTGACGGTTGGGTTTCTGGATGGCTATTTCGTGTACAACGAACCCAACAGCCAAAAATTTTGGGTCACATCTCTGTACGACGGCACGTCCGTTGACCCGCTGGACTTTGCCAGCGCCGAAGGTTCGCCTGACGATCTGGTGTCGCTAATTGTAAACCACCGCGAAATCTGGCTTTTTGGGCAGAGTTCTGTTGAAGTTTGGTACGACGCTGGTCTGCCTGATTTCCCTCTGTCGCGCATTCAAGGCGCGTTTATTGAAATCGGTTGCGTCGCGCCATTCTCCGTCGCCAAGCTCGACAACGGTGTGTTTTGGTTAAGCGCAGATGCTCGCGGGCGCGGTATGGTATATCGCTCCAACGGTTACGCGGGCACCCGCGTCAGCACCCATGCCGTTGAATGGCAGATCCAGCAATATGCTGACATCTCCGACGCCGTCGCGTACACCTATCAACAGGACGGGCATTCGTTCTATGTTTTGAACTTTCCGTCCGCCAACATTACGTGGGTTTACGATGTGGCGACGCAGGCGTGGCATCAACGCGCCGGATGGCAGAACAACCAGTTTACCCGCCATCGGGGCAACTGCCAGATGTCCTACAACGGGCAGATCGTAATTGGCGACGCTATTGTGGGGTCCATCTACGCCTACGACCCCACGGTCTACACCGAAGCGGGCACCGTTCAAAAATGGTTGCGGTCATGGCGGGCGCTGCCAACTGGGGCCAACAACTTGCGTCGTACAACGCAGCACAGCCTTCAACTGGATTGCGAATCGGGCGTTGGTTTGGAAGAAGGCAGCGAAGCGGTCCCCGCGTATACGGCGTACACAGGTGGTATCTCAACCGCACCAATATCAGGCGCGGCTATTAGCGGCGCAACCGATCTGACAACGTTTCCTGCAATACCCGCAGTCTACGTTCAAGGGTCTGACCCGCAAGTTATGCTGCGTTGGTCAGATGATGGCGGTCACACTTGGTCAAACGAGCATTGGCGGTCGATGGGCAAAATTGGTCAGACCGGACGCCGCGTCTTGTGGCGCAGGTTGGGCATGACCCTAAAATTGCGCGACCGGGTGTACGAGGTGTCTGGAACGGACCCGGTTAAAATTGCTATCATGGGTGCCGAATTGATTGGGAGCCCTACCAATGCCTGATAATATCACGCAAATACCTGCTGCTCGCGTCGCCATATGGGATGTGGCGACCAGCTATGTAACGCAAGCGTGGTACCGGTTCTTTTATAACGTTTACGCCATCCTTGGCAGCGGATCGCTTCGCAGCGGCGCGTTCTACGATACCACCACGCAGACCGCCGCCGTCATCAATACGGCGTATGCCATAACGTTTAACAACACTAACTTGGCCCAAGGCGTCAGCATTGGGACGCCGACATCGCGGGTGTATGTAAACCGCACGGGCTCGTACAACATCCAGTTTTCGTTGCAATTGACCAGCACCAACGCGGCATCCAAGAATGTCTACATCTGGGCGGACGTAAACGGAACGTCTGTAGCCGAAAGCGCCACCAGATTGACTATGTCTGGCTCCAGCAACTCATACGTTGCGGCGTGGAATTTTGTCATCCGCATGAGCGCGGGTGACTATTTTAGGCTCATGTGGTCTACTGACAATACGAACGTTCAGATAGCCCACATAGCGGAAGCCGCGCCCGTACCGGGCATCCCCTCGGTCATCTTGACCGTAGCTGCAAATATAGGTGAATAATGGCTGTTCTCTCCCCCACCGCCAAGATGGCATTCACCACTGCCGCCGGGACGCCTTTGGTTGGTGGTAAACTCTACACTTACATTGCAGGCACCACGACCCCGCAGACGACTTACACTGACGCCAGCGCCACCGCAGCTAACACCAATCCGGTTGTTTTGGACTCGCGGGGGGAAGCCAATCTGTGGCTGGGCGGCGCGCTCTACAAGTTCATTCTCAATGACGCCGACGACGCGCTGATCTGGTCGGTAGATAATATCTCCGCGCCCACTTCGGCGGTATCGCCTGTGTTGTCTGGCAACGTCGTCATCGACTCCAACACGTCGTCGCCGGCGTTAAAGATCACGCAGACTGGCAGCGGTCTGGCGCTTCAAGTGCAGGACTCGGCAGACCCCGACGCATCGCCCTTTGTCGTTGACAGCATTGGCCGCGTAGGTATCGGTACGGGCGCGCCCGCCAGCGCGCTGGAGATTGCCGCGCCTGGTGTCTTTACGGGCGCGTGGGCGTACCTGCCGTCTGGCACTAAGATGATGTTTGTGCAGACATCCGCGCCTACCGGCTGGACCAAGTCCGTAACGGACGACAACAAGGCGCTGCGCGTGGTATCCGGTGCGGCCAGCACGGGCGGTACGGTTCCGTTTACCACGGCGTTCACATCGCAGGCGTTGTCTGGCACCGTTGGCGCTACTGCGCTGACCGAAGCCAATCTGCCCACCCATTACCATACGGTTGTATCCCGTACGAAATCATCCGCGCAAATCGCGGCAGGCACAGCCAGCTATGTCATGCTCACCGGCACAACCGACTACATCGGAACAGGATCTGTTTTGACGGACGGCGGGTCTGGGACCGGCACAACGCATACGCATACGTTTGGCACGTCGTCGATCAACCTTGCCGTTCAGTACGTCGATGTCATCATCGCCACCAAGGACTAACGATGCAGCTCAAGAATGGAACATTCTGCCCGCTGATCAAGAAGGACTGCGTCCAACTCCGTTGCGCGTGGTTCACGCAGTTGCGTGGGACGCATCCGCAGACCGGGCAGGAAATTGACGAGTGGATGTGCGCCATCTCGGCCATGCCCATGCTACAGATCGAGGTCGCCAAGGAGGCGCGCCAGGGAGCGGCGGCGACTGAGAGCTTTCGCAACGAGATGGTGCGGGCGCAGGCCGAGGTGCTGCCGTCGTCCATCAAACAACTATCGTAGGGGGCGCGGGTGTCGCACAAGCAAACGATCTCGGACTACCTTGCGACCGTTTTGGAGTTGCCGCCTCATGCCCGCGCTTGGCTTCTGGACCTGTGGGACGCCATTCAAGTGTTTGATGACGTGGTGGACGGCGACCCGGTGACGGGCGACGACATGCGCCGCGCGATCTGGTCCTGTTTGGTGCAAATGCCGTCTAATCCGTTCTTCGCCACCAACTCGGCCAGCCTGCTGCCTGTGATGGCAACGGCGTTTCTGAAGTGGGCGGCGTCAGACGAAGCGGAACGCGCCGGTAAAGCAGACGCCAAGTCGTTTATGTGGCGGGCGTCATACTATGATGTTGTTCTGGCCGTGGTCATGCTATGTCATGGGTACGACGCGGCCCTAGCCAAGTCGGGTGCAGTTATGGCATTGTACGGCGAGAAATACACAGACTATTGCGCGGAGTTCTCCCATGCCTGATCCGATTTCCGCTATTGTAGGGTCTAGCGTTCTAGGCGCGGGCGCGAGTCTGTATGGGTCTAGCAAAGCTGCCGACGCCCAACAGAATGCTGCTGCCCAGAGCGCCGCCACCCAACGCGAAGCCGCTGACAAAAGCATTGCCGCCCAGCGTGAGATGTTCGACATCGGTCGGGCGGACCTTGCACCTTACCGTGAAGGCGGCACGACCGCGCAGAACCAGCTTATGACGCTGCTGGGCATTGGCGGCAACACGAACGCGGCAAATTATGGCAAATATTCCAAAGATTTTGCCATGACTGATTTTACAACGGACCCTGGCTATCAATTCCGCCTTGACCAAGGGCTTAGGGCACTGAACGCCAGCGCGGCGGCGCGCGGCGGGGCGTTATCGGGCGCGAACATGAAGGGCGCAATAGACTACGGCCAAAATAAAGCGTCGGAAGAATACACCAACGCGTACAACCGCGCATTTAGCACTTTTCAAACCAACCGTAACAACCAACTTGACCCACTCTATAAGCTTTACGCTGGTGGGCAGGCGGCGGCGGCGGGGTCGGCAGCGCAAGCACAATCGCTGGGGCAAAACCTTGGCAACACCTATTCAAACTTGGGGTCTAACGTCGCGCAGGCGGAGGTTGCAGGCGGCAACGCTCAGGCGTCTGGCTACCTGAACCAAGCGAACGCGGTGACGAACGCGCTCAATCAGGGCATGAGTTCGTACATGATGAACAATTACCTGAACCGTGGTGCTCCGAACTACGCGGCTAATTTTGCGCGCACAGACAGCCCGTATTCATACGGTGCTGGTGGGTATATGGGCTCAGGGCCATTTGCACCTGGAACTTCGTAAGGAAATAAAACGATGGTCGATTACAACGTCAACCTTCCGCAGCTCCAACAAGTTCAAGCCCCCAATATGCTCTCCATAGCGGAGCATATGCAGAAGATGCAAACGTCCAACATGCTCATGCAGCAGCGGGCGCGGGAAGTTCAAAAAGAGAACGCGCTGACCGAAATTCTTGGGCGTTCAGGTGGTCAAGCGACGCCAGATGTAATTAAGGGTCTAATCGCGTCGGGCAACTACGAGCCCGCGTTGGCGCTTCAACGTCATGCCGCGACGATGGGCTCTATTGGCGTAAATACGCAAGCCGCAAAAACCGCGCTCGAAAAGTCGCGTCTTGAGTTAGGCGAAACAAAACGCACTCTTCAGGTCGGCGCGGCTGCGCGCGACTACATCAGCGGAAATGATGACTTAACAAACCCAGACGCACTTAAAAAACTGCGTCAGACCAATCCTGACGCATACGAAACAATTGCAAAATTTAATGGCTTGACGGCCAAAATGACTGCTGAAGCTTCAACTGCAAAGCGTTTGGATGATAAAGCCAAGCTTGATTTGATGCAGGGAACCGCGTCTCTTTTTGCGCCCGCGTTTGCGACCGCACAAACCCCAGAACAATACACTAAGTTGTACGATCAACTTGCTAAGGTCTACGACATTAGCTCCATTGCGTCGCGCGACTTTACCCCTGAAAATGTGCGTAATATCGTTCAAACAGGTACTAGCGCGCACGATTTAGAGGCCGTCACCATCGGCGGGCGTCCTGCCATCCGCAATAAGCGAACTGGTCAGATCCAGATGTCGGAAACGGGCGCGCCGGGCGCTAACGCCGCCATGCCTGCGCAGGCGGCGGCTGAGATGCCTCCTGCTGCCGCAGGTACGCCGCCGATGGCCCCCACCGAAGCTAATTCGTTGGCTGCTGCCGTGCAGCCCGGTGTTGCGCCCGCCGCGCCCAACGTTAATAATTTGGCCCCTGCCGTACAGCCTGACGCGGCTGCATTTGCGCCTGCTCCGGCACCTGCGCCCCGCCGCGCGCAGCAAACTGTTGAGCAAATCTTGGCTGCGGAACAAGAGGCCAAACCACTGCAAGTGCAGCGTGAGGCGGAGGCGCGGGCGCAAGGCGCGGCTGACGTTGCGCGAATGGAAGAAACAAAGAAAATTGCGCTTGCAAAAGAAAAATTGGCCCCGACACTTACGAGTATGATTAATGCGTACAAAAATCTTGGGCGGAGCGATGGACTTATTAGAGCTGAAGGCGATCAATCACTCATGCAACGCGCTAAGATTGGCACGTTAGCGGCGCTTCCAGCTAAGGTATCTACTGTGTTGTCGCCTAAAACGGGTAGTGACATCGCAACAATTGAAAATTTGCGCCGCGATCTCTTTCCCACCATTATCGAAATGACGGGGGCAAAATCGGGAGACGCCGTAAAAGAAATGGAATCAATTTTAAATTCTCTTACTTCGCCGGGGCAAAGTGACGCTACTATTGTCGCCACGTTAAATAACTTTAGCAAAAAATACGGTCTTGGCGAACTTATGTCGCTTGAAGATTTGAAACCCGCAACTCAAACTGCGTCTGAAAGCGGCGTACCTCGCGGGCGGCGCGGCGCTGCCCTACCTGCCGCGCCTAACCAACCGGCTAAACCTACGTTGGAACAATTTTTGGCTAGGGTTACGCCGCTTAACCCTAACGCGTCAGCGGAAG